GACATCGTTTTTGCGCATGAAGATATTCTGCCCGTTCACCACGAAATAATAGCCGACTACACCCCATACATCCGTGGGATCGGGGATGAGCAGCACGTATTGAGGCGGGATGATGAACATCTCCAGAACCGGGAGTTTATCGATCGCATCATCCTCGGGGTCGTATTCGCTGATATCGCCCCTGCTCAGGTAGATGAATGCCTCGCCCGCCAGCATATAGAAAGTGCAGGTCAGTTCGTAAAAACTATCCTGACCCTGCCATTCATTAGGTTTATTGAGCAGATTCGCGTAAGGGGTATCTTCAACTACGGTTTCATCGAACGCTTTTTTTTCGAGCTGACGAATATCGCGGAGCGTGAACTTGCCTTGTTTGATGAATTGCCGGTAAGCCCTCAGCGCCTTTTTATCATCTACTTTATAGACATACCTGGGTATCGATCCGAATTTGCGGGAGACGTTGGAAACGATTGTATAGACTGTGGCATTAGCGCTATAACCGCCCTGTATGAATCTCAGTAAGTTTACGTCAGGATAGGTTGCCGGGCCGCCGACGATAACCGGCTGCACCGATGTACTCGCGTTGACGAGTTGTTTGGAGCCGAAAAGCCTGTTGGCGAATCCCTGACCAAAAACAAGATTGACCGCGTTAAATAAAGGCCCGCGAAGCAGTCTATTGCCGCCTTGTGGAGGGTTGTTGCCCATGGTGGATGAATGAATGTGTTGTTGGGCAACAAGAGGAGAAATTCATTCAATGCGATATAAAAGTACAATTTTTAATCTAATGCAACCCACGACATTTTCGGGACCAGGTCGAAAACCTCCCGCTGCATGAACATATCCAATATATCCGGGGATTGACCGTCAAGAATTACTTTCATTTGATCTTTGGGTATGATCCGGAGTTTCCCGTCCATATCCGCTTTGGCTCTTTTTATTGCGCGGCGCTCGTGCATAAACCGCTGCCTCACGGTCATTTTATCATCATACATACGGTCGGCTACGTCTTCCGATATTCGATATTCTCCACGCCCGACCCGTTGGCCGGATCGATAATAGCATTGCGCCTTTAAATGCTCATAGTTTTCCGGAACGGGCTTACCGTGCCCATCCTTCGGGCCGTCCGCGGTCGGCAAGGGCCGGCCATTATTAACGAAGGGCCGGGAACCTTGAATGAAGCCATCGATAAAACCGCCAACACCATCATTGTCATAGGAAATGTTATTATTGGGAACTTGATGCTTTTGGGCCATGCCTTTGATTCCTTCGTATACTTCCCGGCCGTCTGACCGAGCCATGACAAGGATATCCACAAGTTCATAGCCATACCACACACCGACCGTAAACTTATCGGACCCCTTCAGTGCTATGTCCGCAGTAATATATCTTCCTTGATTGTTGACCTTGTACATGTTCGCAAACATGCCCGCAAAAGCTGGGTAAGGGTATATATCCAGATCGCTGGGGACTACTTTCCAATTTCCATCGAAAAGCGCCGAACGAGTGGCCTGATCCTGGGCCATAAGATTGGCAAGGTATTGCGGGTTGACCGATAATAGTTCTTTATTATCGTAAATTTTGCCTGTAATGAAAGTTAGGGATTTAACGAATACTTTTGGATCGAGACCAGATGCCAATACGACCTTTTCCAGAAAGTACCAGGCTTTTTCTATTACCTCTTCCGGCGAATCCCCCCAGATATACTTATCCCCGTCAACAGTGAAATAACGCAGTACTCCATCGCGCTCTGGAACAGGAAAGCCCGTCTCAGGATCAATCCACCATGCGATTAGCTCTGCAACCCAGCTATCGGGATCGGGATTACAGGTCGCTCTCACATATGGCGCAATACCGCACGTTGATCTATTTCTGGTTAAAAGATAAAAGAACATCTTGCGGGAAAAATGCGTCAGCTCATCAAAAAATAAGTACGGGATTTGGGCACCTTGCCAATCAAGGATGTTTTTTTCATGCTCCAGGTGCGAGAACTTCAATTTGGATCCTTTCGGGAACTCCCATTCCAAAGTGGTCTCCTTTGGCTGACCTCCAGCATGTGGGAAGATCTGCATGCTCGTATCCCACAGCCCTCCTTCATTTCGAATTTGCGGGCTCGTGCGGCGAAAACCGACGCCGCCGAAGTTCGGGATGGAAATATGCCTAAGTGGCTCCAGTAGAAGGGAAAAAGTTTTCCCGAGTCCAGCCGCTCCGCCGAGAACGGCAATATCTGCGCCGGTAGATAACGCCTTCATTTGAAAGCCATCCTGCGGACGAACAACCTTAATCTGCCTTGGTTTCGATTCTTCGGCCATTATCGGGAATTTGGAAAACCGTTACCGGCGCAACGTCGTTGCCGTTGCCGTCCGTCAAACCGTGCTCAATCTTATCCCGCCACTTGTCTTTACGGCGATTCTTCAGCCAAAAGATGGCCGCCGCCGTATCGGGCGGGTAATGCTTGGTAAGCTTGGTTATAACAATCTCGCCTTCAAACATCTTAATATCAACGTCTGGATGAGAATAGCCGGTTGCACGCCTATATAGCTTATCGGCGACCTCAGCGTCGGCAATTTCTTTACCCTTTTTGATGGACTCCGAAAATTTCGGATGCTCTAACTTCCAGAGATGCAAGGTAGACTCCGCGACATCGAAAAATTCGGCCAACTCCTTATCGGTCGCGCCGAGTTTGCAGAGCTTCTCAGCCTGCCTATTCATCTTCGGGTCATACAAGGTTGGTCTTCCGGCTCCCATGATGCTAAGTTATGATAATTCTTCGGCGACTTGCGCCCTATTCGCAATATTCCGAAGCTGTTTTGTAAAAAGGCGCCCCATTTCCTCGATAATCCGCAGATGAAGTTGTGTGTGGCATGCGCGGCATAGCCAAACGACACAACGCAAGGTTGTTTAGTGATTTTTCCGCGCTCCATATACACCTTGGCATATGATCTGGCGTTCGCTTTTTCTTTTTGTTCATCAGACATTTGGGAATGCTTTTTTCTATTTTCCCTGGCATGTGCGCTTTGGCACTTTCTACAATAGGAGTGCTTCCCCCTTCGATTTTCCTCTATTTCTCCCCCGCAGCGCGCGCAAATTGGTTTTCGCATGTAAGTCATTGTTAAAATCGTTTCTCAAAATTAAGTGAAACGTTCCACATGGAAAATGCGTGTTTTCAACTATATCACTCCTCCCTTCACCATCGCTACAATTAATTCGACAGTGTTCCGGAATCCGGTTTTCTTCAATAAACTGTACCGGTGCTTTTCCACAGTCGAATGCGAGATGCAGAGCTTTTCGGCAATCTGTTTTGAGTTGAGCCCTTCGGCCAAATCGGCAGCAATCTCTCTCTCTCTGGGGGTGATCAATTTCCAGAGGGATTCATTTAATTGGATATTGTTCATTGTTAATGGGTTGTTTAATTTGTTTGGGGCTGCTCGTCAGTGATAATATCTTTCCGCACGTGTAACCCGAAGATCCCATTGCTTCGTAAGTATCGGGCCGAACCATGAGGCCGGCCCCAAGCGCACGAATCTCTTTTCTTCACTATATTCCCCTATCCGGCGGAACTTCTCGAGCCATATAACGCCCTCGCTGGTTCCCTGAGGAAGCCATGCGAAATGGCGGGTTATCTTAAAATCTCCGACCTCCGGTGCCTTTTCTTCTGGCTTGTGCTTTTTCAATATCATGACTCTAGCTTTTGCTGGTTAGGTAATGGATTTTCGGCCTCGTATGCCAGCGCCTGTTCCTTGGTGTCGAAATAACGAAGCGGGTGGCCGGATGCAGCATAATCCGCCTCGTTATCGTGGACATATTCTGCATGGGATGCGTCGACGATCACAAACCCTTGCTCGTAAACCTTCTTGCAGATCACACAAGGGCATCCAGCGTGATTTCGGAAGACGCGTTTGCCTATGCGGTCCAAAAACCATTGAAGGCGTTCGTTTACGGGTTTTTCGGTTATCATTTTGCTACCTCCTTTATCTCCAGCTCCTTGTATGTCAATGCGAAGTACAGGTTTTGGAGTTGGTGAACGTATTTAATATGGGTTTCCTCGAACGTGCCGTTGTCGTAATAATAGCCGGTACTTTCCGGGGCGAGGAAGAAGTGCATGATCTTGATCCCGCTGTTGAACAAGGCCGAAATCTCTTCCTCATCGTCTTCGTCGATCGATTCTATGAACCCGCACTGCTTCAGCCATTCCTCGGTTAAGGGGATGCCTTTCAATTTGCTGACATGTACGGGATTGCCATTGCCTGCCCCTTCCAAATGGACCCTTTCCATATATCCGTGGATGTCGGTGATGACGCAGATATTTTCGTTGTATTCCACCAGATTGCCGACGCGGAGTTCTTTTGGATTTATCATTGATTTTCGATTTGAAATAATAGTTTCTTAGGCCTCATCCTGGAAGATGGGTACTATGGATAGGGTAGGTTTCAAGGAGTTAGAAGTTCGGGGTTTTCGTAGATGTTGCCGATGACTTCAGGTTTATACGCGTACATCAAAAGCTGGTGGGGTTGCCGCATATTTCCTTTTGGGTGATAATAAAAAGCGCCTGCATTGTACCCAACTACAGCGTTAGGGAATGTCTGAACGATTCTATGACCGCAATCGCTGCTATCGTATTCGTGACAATGGAGAATATCTCCTTCGTATATATCCTTCCCGTTTTTGTCCTTGAGTCCGGTTGCCTGCATTATCTCGCATGAAAGGCCGATGGTATCCATAAAGGATTTGCTATCCAATTGCGCTCTGGTCATTTGGTCGCGACCCATCGAATAAAGGTTCACACTGTAATGCATCTTTTTATGGGCTTTTTGCCACGCCCTGAATTTGATCTCTCTCATATTATTTGCTTTTACCATAAGGGTTCATGTGTATGAATTTGAATGAATTATCTTGCGTTGGGCATCGGAATTAGATTAAAGGTGAGCGGACCGTCCCGCTCAATGGGATCAACATCGTGATTATCTTCGAGCCGAAAACCAGAGACATGGCCGATTTTATAAAATTTGTATCTGGCCGATACATACGCAAGTACAGCCTGCGCTTCTTCCTTTTCGGCCAAATAATCGAAGGTTTTTATGAAGAGAGTTTCCCCGCCGGGATCATCCCAACCCAAAATAAAAGTGTCGTCGCTTCTCATGGCTCAGTAGTTTTATCGTTTTCGGTACTCATAAATGGCTTACTGATATACCACGCTTTCGTTATTGCATAAGCGGCCATTCCAACAACTGAGCTGGCCTTAAATAGTTCGTCTGAAAGATTCCTTCTTCTTGCTATTCCATCTTTCACAGCATCATCTCGAAGTTTTACACATAAATGCTGAAGCAACCCCGCCAAAGTCTCGTAATGCAAATCCCCGATCATATTCGCAAGCTCCTTCATATCGGATATGCCTGCTATGTCTCTTTTGTGATTCGAACAGTCTTTCATGGCTCAGTAGTTAATGTTGTGAAGGTTTATTTTTGTTCGGGGTATTTGTCGAGAACTTCCTGTACAATCTTGTGCAGAGACTGTTCATCTTTAGTCCACCACGAATTGTCGGAATTATCGCAGATAGTCTGAAGGGCGGCTTTGTAGTCGTCCCTCTCCGCTTTCAGCCCTTCTATCTCCCTTTGTTTTTCTTCGAGGGAGGAGCGGAGGGAGGATAGTTCGGATAACAATTCGCCGAATTTCTGGTCTTGTTTGCCCTTTACATATTGATACATGGCCTCGTAGTGCTTCTTTGCTATTTCCCTATCGGCCATTATCAAATGATCAGCATCCCAATGGTTTGGTGGAAATGGAAATTCTACGTCAAGTCGCACGTCAATCCATTTCATCACCAGCTCCAGCAATGGAGCTTCGACGCCCTCCTTCTGTAAACCAGATTCTTGTCCTATGGGTGAGGGCGGTGGTTCTTTTGGATGAAGGCGTTCCATATCATAAGCCAACCGACGGTCATCTTCTTTTCTCCATTTTACGAAATCAATTAGAGACGCGATGGCATTCCCTAAACACCAATCCTCTTGAGTCCCCCAACTACCTTCCGAAAGGATTTCTCGAAGCTCTTTTTCAATCTCCGTTACTCGTGTGCTCCTTTTTTGATCCGTCACAGCCTTCTCTCCTATGGGTGAGGGTTGGGGAGGATTGGTCCATATCAATGGTTCTTTACAATACCAGCAATTTTTCCGCCTATTGCCAGTGCCATATACTTCATTTCTCGATCCACAGTTGGTACATAATACAGATTCTTCCGGTTGCCGCTGAGGGGCTTCATTTTGATTATTCATTTGACAATATTTTGATCGATTGTTTAAGTTGCCTTATCCGCCAAATGGCTTCATCCATGAATTCAGCGCCTTCTTTAAAGGGGCCATTAGGGCCATACATTTGTTGGTTCCAATGCTCATAGATGCCCTCCCACTCTCCTAACTTGGCACGAAGTATTTTAATCGGATAATTCTCCTGGGCTTCATTTCCGCCGCCCCACGTGTCTGCCTCATAGAATTTCCTAAATGGTGTCATGGTTGTTGATTTAACATTTACAATTTTATTTGATGATCTCCCATACTCCCCAACTTAGCAAGATCAAAAAGGCTACAATCCCGACCGTCTTTATGACGCCCCAGGTCTTTTGCCTTGCTATGTCGCGTTCATATCTTTTTACATCCTTATCGAAGGTGTAGAAGAAGTCGTCGGGTTCAGGTATCATTTGAAAATGTTTTTGGGTTTCTAGGGTCATCTCTTCCTTTTTCGATATTCGAATATTTTAATAATAAGCACTCCGCTGGCGCCGACAGCCCACTCGTAAAGAAGATTCGATCGGTGGAATTGCTCGAAGTGACATAAGGCTATGATGAAAGCCGCGCCCAGCAAATACTCCATCCAATACTTTTTGATATGTTGCATAAGACGCATTTATTCACGGTTTTTTTGGACAGTCAATTCGTTGAATACTCCCCGATCTCCTGGCAAACATCCTCCGGTATACCTGCCGGGTCTTCCAGTAATTTCCGGATGGATCACGGGAGGGAACGCAGGAGGCGAAAAGGAGGGTAAGGAGGAGCAGTGTTTTCATGTCTCTAAAATTTTAAATCCATAGCATGCCTCGAATAGCTTTGCCTTTAGCCGATATTCTTTCGTCCGAACACCCTTCGCATCCTCTACTACATCCTTCCCCGTCTCCTGATCCCGGTATACAAAATCGGCAATGTAATCGCAGATATATATTCCGTTGGCGACAAGGCGATAAGGGAACTGAATCCGGATAACCCTGATTTTACCGGCCTTTTCCATCAACTTCAAATCCTTGTACCGGTTGGCCTCCTT